GGAGCTTATTCAACTTCACACCGTCCCGGTATCTCAAGAGCGGCTTGGGCAATGGCTAGAGTGAACGCATATCTTTATCTGTTGAGAAACGGCAAACCGGAGTCAGCCAACTACGTTACCGATAACGACTTACTACCTAGCGACCATCCAAAGAGTACCCGCAGTCTTTCAGCGGAGCAACGTGACATTGACCTAACACCGCCGGCATATATGAGAGCGGCTTTCAGGCGTGGCGTGGAACTTTACGAAGAAGGTTTGGCGGGTGATGGAGTTACCGAACAAACTATTAGAGAGGCGAGAGCCGGCGCACGTGGAAACATTTCGGCCGATAAGTGGAGTCGTATCGGGCCGTGGATTAGTAGGCACTTGACCGACCTCGAAGCCGAAGCAAACCAACCCGGTGGCGAAGGTTTTCCCGGACCCGGTGCCGTTGCTTTCTATCTTTGGGGAGCAACTCCGACACGACGGGGAGCGGAGAGAACCCAAGCATATGCCGAGAACATTACTAGAATGGTAAGTGAAGAAAACGAAGGCCGAGTGAAAGGCGACGCATTGAGCAAGATGGAAACCCGAACATTCTCGACAGACTTCGAGGTTCGTGAAGAATCGGACGGAATGACTTTCACCGGTTACGCCGCACTTTTCAACGAGCCAAGTCACCCGCTTCCATTCATCGAAAGAATCGCACCGGGAGCGTTCAAGCGTTCCTTGAAATCGAGAAACAACGTTTTCCTTTTCAACAATCACAATTCCGACCAGATTCTTGCAAGCACTCGGAGCGGAACCCTCAAACTTTCCGAGGACTCGAGAGGTCTGAAAGTCGAAGCTAAGTTGGCCAACACGTCAACGGGGAGAGACGTAGCCGAATTAGTTCGTACCGGAATCGTTGGAGGAATGAGTTTTGGTTTTTCAGTTCCATCAGGTGGAGACGAATGGAACACCGAAGGCACTGAGAGAACATTGAAATCCGTCAGACTTATGGAGGTCAGCGTGACGGCAATGCCAGCGTACGAGTCAACAAACGGAACCGCCACCGTCAGAGGTTTGGACAAGATTGCACTAAGAGCAGACGTGGACGCCGACGCACTAGCGGACGCACTTGTCAAGCTAGAGACCGGAGAGGAAATCTCCGAGGACGACAAGAATCTTTTGTCGACAGTAATCGACACACTCGCACCAAATTCAGAGACCGAGCCAGAGACCGAAGAAACTCCAGCGGAACCAACCGAGGACGAGTCCAAAGCTAAACTCGAACTAAAGAAAAAGAAGTTGGCCGCACTAATGAAGGAAATCGTATGAACAAAGACCAGATTGAAAAAATCATTCTCAATTCCGTAGGCAACCCCTCAAGTGGAGCAATCAAGCAATACTCCGACGTAATGGCCGAGGCCCTCGCTAAAGAGCTGAACGGAGAAAAGAAAAAAGCTCCAACACCAAAAGAAACAAGAGTAATCCAACCGGACGAAACTCGCTAAGTTTCTTTCCCCGGTCGACTTAGGCCGGGGTTTTTTCTTGTCAAAAATTTTTCAAAAAACTTTCAAAAATAACTTGCGGATTTACTTTCGGGCGTGCTATATTTGTTTCAACAACGAAAGGATACAAAATGACAACCAAGACAAATCCAAACTCAGGAATCAGCCAGACCCCAAACTATGAATACAAAGGGGTTGCAATTGTTCACTTCAAAAATAACTGGCACTTCATTTCGGACAACAAAATGAAATTTCAGGGAAACTTGGAAATGGCAAAAGCTGAAATCGATTGGGACCTAAAGTAACAATCCCTAAACCGTCAAGGCCCTTTCTTCGGAGAGGGCCTTTTCCAATTCCGCTTCGGTCATATTGTTGTTGGTGTAATACTTATGAACTTTCGAAAGTGGTATTTCAAAAAACTCGTCCTCGCCTTTCGTGAACTTCGTTTTCTTTTTGACGACCTCGCAATCTTCCAAGACGTCGCCCTTGAACATAAACGCATAATTGAAATCACTTCGGAAGATTACGAACACGGAATCCTTGGTGGCGAATTTGATTTTTCGGAATGGAAGGTGGAGGGTTTCAAACTGGAATTCGTCTTTCCAAGATTCTTTGACCTCGACTTCCACCCAAGTCACTTCGCCGTTTTTGATTGCAATTAGGTCGACGCCATATTTGTCGGGATTGTCCTTGACGGAATAACCACGTTCCTCAAGCCAAATTCGCATCACGGTTCGAGCGGCCAAGTCGTAACGCCCAAACAGTTCTTTACTGAAAGGTTTCATATTTCTATCTAATCAGCTTTCGGGAAACCGTGCGATAGAATTGAAGGCGTGGCGTGAGTCAGCTCCGTCCTAACGTCTGAGTCAACTCGACGAAATCCGTAAACTATAACGATAGGAAATTACCTAATGAGCGAATTCATTAAGAGAATGGAAGAGCAAAGGGCCAACCTATTCAGCCAAATCAAGGACGTCATTGACGGCGCTGAGGCTGAAAGCCGTGGACTCGATTCTTCCGAGCTAGAGAAAATTGACCGTATCGAAGCGGAGATTGAGAGCGCCGACCGTTCCATCGCAACCGCTAAGACAAGCGAAGAAAGAATGGTAGAGGCATCAGCCGCCGCCAAGGGCTTCGTTCCAGTAGAGACCGACAACACCGACGAAACTTCACTTCGTTCACTTGTAAACGGTGAGCTAAGAAGCGCAAGTTTCGAGTTCCGTGACATCACCTCAAGCGACTCATTGGTCGACCGTGGTTTTGCAGACGAGGTCTTTATGGCCGCCAAGTCTGTCGGACCGATTCTTGAGACTTCTCAGGTATTCAACACCTCGGAGGGGAACGACATCGTTTATCCGGTGATGAATGCGTACTCAACTCCAGCACTACGAGCCGAGGGTTCAGCGCTACCAAGCTCTGATGCGTCTTTCACGAACATAACCCTTGGGGCGTTCAAGTACGGAGTCTTGGTACCAGTAAGCAACGAGCTACTAACCGACTCAACCTTGAACATCCAGAGCATCATCGCCGAACAAGCTGGAATCGCTTTGGGTGCATTGCTAAACGCCGAACACACTACTGGAGACGGAAGCGGAAACCCCAACGGTATCGTTACCGCCGCAACTCAAGGAGTTGTTGGTGCCGGTACAACCCCAACCGCCGACGAGCTTATCGAGCTAGTCTTTAGCGTTGGACAGGGATACCGTCAGCGTGGTTCCGGATTTATGGTATCCACAACCGCAATGCAGTCAATCCGTTCTTTGAAAGACAACGACGGCCGTTACTTGTACGACGTCCGTGTTGGAGAGGTCGACCAGTTTATGGGCTTCCCTGTATTCGAGAACGTAGATATGGCCGCAACCGGAAATGACGCAAAGAGCATCATCTATGGAAATCTAGAGAACTACAAAGTTCGCCTAGCAGGTGGAATCCAAATTAGCCAGTCATCGGATTTCCGCTTTGATGATGACGTTACTGTTTTCCGTGCTATCGCACGTGCAGACGGTGACCTCGCAAATACCGACTCCGTGAAATATTTCATCGGAGCGTCTGCCTAATAGACAAAGCTAAAGGAAACCCGGGGCTTGGAGGTTGGTCCCGGGTTTCTTTTTAACTAAGATGAAACTATGACAAAAACCTCAATCAATGGCGAGGTAATGATTTACAGTAATTCGCCAACAACCCCAACCGGCTACGGTAGACAAGTCAATCAGCTAGTAACCCAAATGAAAAGAGTTGGACTCAACGTTGCCGTGGCTTGCAACTTTGGAGCCGAAACCGGGATTGAACAATTCAAGACGAAACACGGAAACGTTTCGCTTTACCCAAAGAGTTACACCGGATATTCCTTGGATATGTTGGGCAACAACTTTCGACACTTCACGGACAAGTCCAAGAATCCCAAAATGCTTATGACGTTGTTCGACGTTTGGGTTATGCACGGAAACAAAGATTTAGACAATTTCGAAATACATTGTTGGACACCCGCCGACCACTTGAAGGTCGTCCCTTCGGTAGCCGAGTGGTTGAACAAACCGAACATTCACGGAATAGCAATGAGCTTGGACGGCCAACAACAATTCGCCGAAGTTGGAATCGAAACGCCATTTATCCCGCACACCGTTGACCGTTCACTTTTCAAACCCGGACAAAAAATTG